CAGAGATTTCGCACACATTCGCGCGCGTTACGAGAAGATACGATGAAAAAAACGAAGAAGACCGGCGATAACTGGATTCTGACGTACTATCAGGGAATTAAAAACGGCACGTATCTAACCGGGCGATATGTGACCCTTTTATACGAATATTTGGTAGAAGGACTGCAAAACAAGCAGTTCTTTTTTGATGCAGTCAAGGCAAACAAGGCGATTGACTGGATTGAAACGCACTGTTTCCACACTGAAGGGGTTCTTGCGCCGGGTGCGCTGAAGCTTGAAGTCTGGCAGAAGGCTATGATATCCGCAATCTTCGGAATTGTCGACGAAAGCGGATTCAGGCACTTTCGCGAAGTTCTTCTTGTCGTATCACGTAAAAACGGTAAATCGCTGATTGCGTCGGCAATTGGCAACTATACATGGCGCGCCGATGGTGGATACGGTGCAAGGGTTTTTTGCATCGCGCCGAAATTCGATCAGGCTGACATTATCTACAACTGCGTATGGCAGATGGTGCAACTTGACCCCGAATGGCAAGACCTGAAAGAAAAGTCGCTTGAAAAGGATACACAGCACCGAAAGATATACGACGATTCAATGCTAGCGCGTCACAGACAGACAGACCTGTCGATACCCGGCACAAACAGCACTGTTAAAAAGATTGCGTTTAACAGTAAATCGTCAGACGGTTTCAACCCTTCATTGACCATATGTGACGAGGTCGCCGCATGGCAAGGTGACAAGGGGTTGAAGCAATACGAAGTAATGAAATCAGGCATGGGCGCACGACCTGAAGGACTTCTGATCAGTTGCACGACGTCAGGGTATGTGAACGACTCGATTTTCGACGAACTTATGAAGCGGTCAACGCGGTTCTTGATGGGCGAATCAAAAGAGAAACGTCTTTTGCCGCTTCTGTACATGATTGACGACGTCGACAAATGGAACGATATAAACGAGCTTCGTAAGTCGAACCCGAATCTGGGGGTATCCGTTACGGTCGATTACCTTCTTGAAGAAATCGCGGTTGCTGAAGGATCACTGTCAAAGAAGGCTGAATTTATCACGAAGTATTGCTGTCTGAAACAGAACAGCAGTCTTGCATGGTTACCGGCGAAGTTGGTTGAAAAGGCGTCAGGCGCGCCGCTGAAGATTGAAGATTTCGCGCATAGTTACTGCGTTATCGGTCTTGACCTGTCACAGACGCGCGACCTTACCGCGTGCGTTTGCGTGATCCAGAAGAACGGCGAACTGTATGTCTTCGCGAAGTTCTTTTTGCCGGCTGAACGTATCGACGAAGCGACACAGCGCGACGGACTGCCATACAACGCATATATTCAGCGCGGTTTGCTTCAGCCTTCCGGGGATAACTACATTGATTATCACGACTGTTATGACTGGATAACGGGACTGATTGAACAATACGAGATTCTGCCGTTGATGATCGGATATGACCGTTATTCGGCGCAGTATCTGATAAAAGACCTTGAATCGTACGGGGCGCGATGCGACGACGTCTTTCAGGGTGAAAACCTATATGGAGTCATTCAAGAAACACAAGGTCTTCTTGAAGACGGGAAAATACATATCGGCGACAACGATTTATTGAAGGTGCATCTGCTGAATTCAGCGATAAAGATGTCGACCGAACGCGGACGCGGAAAGCTAGTCAAACTGTCACCGTCAGACCATATCGACGGAACAGCGGCACTTCTTGACGCCATGTGCGTCCGTCAAAAATGGTTCGATGAAATAGGCGAACGACTACGCAACGAGGGGTAAACATGGGACTGTTTAAAACGATTTTCGGGAATCGACCGAAACCGACGGGAAAATATGAAGGTAAATACCAACTTCTGAACGGTTATTCGCCCGCGTTTCATTCGTTCCGGGGGTCACTGTACGAAAGTGAATTGATCCGGGCGGCGATCAATGCGCGCGCGACGCATATTTCAAAACTGCGCGTTGTAATGATAGGGGCGGCACGACCGGCACTTCAGAACAAAATGAAGCATGCGCCGAACCAGTTTCAGACATGGTCACAGTTTTTGTATCGTCTGTCGACTATCCTTGATATCCACAATACCGCGTTTATTTGTCCGATATACGACGAATTCGGCGAACCGTCAGGGGTATTCACGCCGATACCGGGACGATGTGAGATCGTGCAGTATAACGAAGTACCGTATCTACGATATGAATTCAGCAACGGCAAACGTGCGGCAATCGAGTTAGCCTATTGCGGCATCATGACGAAGTACCAGTATAAACACGACTTCTTCGGAGAAACGAACCATGCACTAATGCCGACGATAGAACTGATAAACATTCTGAATCAGGGTATCGACGAAGGCGTCAAGAGTGCGGCGACATATCGGTTCATGGCGCAGGTCGCGAACTTCTCCAAAGCTGAAGACTTAGCGAACGAACGAAAGCGGTTCACTGAAGAGAACTTCAGCAAAGAAGCGGAAGGCGGCGGGCTTCTGCTGTTCCCGAACACGTACAAGGATATCAAACAGATCGAGTCGAAACCGTGGATTGTCGACGACAAACAGATGTCACTGATTAACAAGTCAGTGTATGAGTATTTCGGCGTCAACGAAGACGTTCTTCAGTCGAAAGCGTACGGTGACGCATGGTCGGCGTTTTATGAATCGGTCGTCGAGTCGTTCGCGATCCAGTTTTCAGAGGTCATGACTAAGATGCTGTTTACGCTTCGGGAACAGTCGCAGGGAAACCGCGTCGAAGCGACTGCGAACCGACTTCAGTATCTCAGCAACTCAGAGAAACTGAACGTATCCCGTGACATGTTAGACCGTGGGATTATGTCGATTAACGACGTCCGCGAAATCTGGAATCTGCCGCCGGTTGACGGTGGCGACGCGCGTATCATTCGCGGCGAATATTACAACGCGGACGGGAAAATAAACGAAGGGGGCAACGATGGAAACGAAGATGGAAATCAGGGCGTTTGACTTCGAAGTCAGAGCAGAAGAAAACGAACGCGGAAAGACGATCACAGGACAACCGATTATTTACAACGAACGCACGAATTTAGGTTGGTATGACGAAATCATAGACGATGGAGCATTAAACGAAACCGATCTTCGCGACGTTCGTTTTCTTGTTAACCATAATACCGATATGATTCCGCTTGCAAGGTCGCGCAATAACAACGCGAATTCGACCATGCAAATGAAAGTTGTTGAAGGTTCAGGAATGACGATCAGGGTCGACCTTGACACCGAAAACAACGCGGAAGCAAAAAGCCTTTACTCAGCAGTTGAACGCGGCGACATTACCGGGATGTCGTTCATGTTCTCTGTTGATAAAGATAGTTGGGAAGACCTAGAGTCTGACCATCCAGTACGCCATGTAATTTCGATTGGTCGCGTTCTGGAAGTCAGCGCGGTCACATTCCCGGCATATGAAGCGACGTCAATTCAGGCGCGCGGTCTTTCTTACGCACTGGATAGTGCGCGGGAATCACTGGATAGTGCAAAATCCGAACAGCGCAAAATTGACCGCAAGAAACAGTTGATCAGAATTATTACGGGGGTTTAATTATGGACTTCACAAATATGACTGTTGAACAGCTTGAGGAAAGAAAGTCAGCAATCGTTGCTGAACTGGACAACCCTGAAGCAGACCTTGACGCGCTTGAATCAGAAGCGCGCGCAATCAAAGAAGAGATCGAGAAGAGAAAAGACGCCGAAGCGAAGAAAGCGGAAATCCGCGAAGCTGTCGCGACCGGCGCAGGTGAGATCGTAAAGACCTTTGACAAGGGGGAAAAGGAAATGCCGACAATCGACGAAATCAGGTCTTCTGCTGAATACGCAGAAGCATATAAGAATTACATTATCAAGGGCGACGACAGCGAGTGCCGCGCGCTTCTGTCAACCAATGCACAGAACGGCGTAGTACCCGTGCCGGTGATCGTTGAGGAAACTGTTAAAACCGCATGGGAAAAGAACGAGTTTCTTTCCCGCGTGAATAAAACCGCGATCCGGGGCAACCTGAAATCGTTCTTCGAACTGTCCGCTGACGGTGCGTACGAACATGCTGAAGGAACGACCGCACCGACCGAAGAAGCACTGACACTTGGAATCGTTACCCTGATTCCGAAGAACATCAAGAAATGGATCACCATTTCTGACGAAGCGGTCGCTATGGGCGGTGAAGCGTTCCTTCGCTACATTTACGACGAGATCACATATCAGATCATGAAGAAGCTAGTCGCTCTGTGTGTCGCTGACGTTACCGGCGCAAACACAACCAACGGTGCAACCGCAATCGGTGTACCGAAAGTCAACGAAGACCCCGGCGTAACAACGATCCCGACAGCGGCGGCGAACCTGTCCGAAGACGCTGAAAACCTGTGTGTCGTCATGAACCGGCTGACTGAGGTCGAGTTTATCAAACAGTATGCGGCAGGAAACTTTGCAGTCGACCCGTTCGCAGGTCTGGCAAAGGTATATACTTCTGCACTTCCGGCATTCAGCACCGCAAGCGCAAACGCGGTATATGCGATCGTTGGCGACCTGTCCGCACTTCAGGTCAACTATCCTGAAGGCGAAGGCGTCGTTATCAAGTATGACGATGTGTCACAGGCTGAAAAAGATATGGTGAAGGTAGTCGGCAGACAGTATGCCGCACACGGCATCACCAAACCGGGACGCCTTGTCAACCTGACCAAAGAAGCGGCGGCGACGACCTGATGAAAGTTCAGTTGATCAAAGACGCGAGAATCAAACATAAAGCGGGGGAA